GCCATTGTTCAAAGCTGCGCCCGGAGGATACACCCTTCGGGCGTTCGCGTTTCGGGGCCGTGCGCTGATCATGGCCCGCCGTCCGCCCAACCTGAAGACCCGGATCATGCCGTCCAACCGCAAGGGCTGGGCGGACACACAGCGGGGCACGCGCACGCAGCGCGGCTATGGCTGGGCATGGGAGCAACTTCGGGCTCGCATCCTGCAGCGGGAGCCGCTTTGCCGGGCGTGCCGAGCTGCTGGACGTGCGGTGGTGGCCACCACGGTGGATCACATCAAGCCCAAGCATCAGGGCGGCACGGACGACGAAGGCAACCTGCAGCCACTGTGCAAGCCCTGCCACAAGGCGAAGACAGCCAAGGAAGGCCGGAACGCGCGGCGCTGATCGCCTCGCCCATTGACGGCACCGAAGACCAGATAGCCCCCGCCGATAGGCGCGCTGTCAGGGACCGATCCCCCCATAGGGGGGTGAAATCTCTGGCAGCGCGCCGCTTCCGGACCGGCGTCGGCGTCAAAAAAACGCGCGTTTGAATTGGGATTTCGGGTTGCAACAAGATTGTTGCGCTGAATTGAGATTGCGAGGGTGTGGACATGGCCAAGCCTGGGCGGAAGCCTGACACAGCGGCTGCGAAAGTGGCGCGGGGCACGTTAAAGCCGACGCCCGATGTGCTCGCCCAGATCAGGCGTCCGTCTGACGATGTGCCCGTCCAGTTCGAGAGCCTGCCCGAACCGGCGCGCGAAGTGTGGGATCGGGAGATCGAGCACTTCATTGCGGGCGGCGCGGGCTACATGGACAGCGCCTATATCAATCACACCTGCCTGATGATGGCTGACTGGGAAGTCCGGTATCGCCTCTATCAGGAGGGTGCTGACGGCATTGACGCCCCGCCGATCACGCAGGCGGTCGAGCTAAGGACGCGCTTCGAGGGTCTGGGCATGGCTGGGGCAAAGTCCCGTGTCGGACGCCCTGGCACCGGCGGCGCGGGAAAGAAGGTCAATGCCTTCGCAGCCAACGGAAACAAGCCCCGCGCATAGCCACGCGCGTGACTATGCCGGGATCGCGCTGGACTATGCGCGCGCGGCGGTCGCCGATCGGTATCAGCGCACGCACGGGAAATGGGTAAGGCTGGCGGCGCAGCGCCACCTTGACGATCTGAAGAAGCAGCGCCGCAAGGCGTTCGGCTACAGGTTTTCGGAGTGGCACGCGAACGACGTGTGCGACTTCATCGAGAAGCTGCCCCACATCGAGGGCGTCTGGAAGAACCCGAACATCGTTCTGGAACCCTTCCAGATATTCATCCTAGCCTGCGTGTTTGGCTGGCGGCGCAAGGACAATGGTTACCGGCGGTTCACCGTCGTCTATGAGGAAGTGGCCCGCAAGAACGCGAAGTCCACGAAGACGGCGGGCATATCGCTCTACTGCCTGTGCTGCGAAGGTGACGTTGGCCCACAGGTGCTGACCGCCGCCACCACGTTCGATCAGGCGAAGAAGGTGTTCCACCCGGCCAAGCGCATGGTGGAAAAGACGCCGGACCTGCAGGAAGCCTTCGGGATCACGCCATGGGCGAAGTCGATCACCTGCGCGGATAATGGCGGCTACATGCAGCCGATCCATGCGAAGTCGAAGACACAGGACGGACACAACCCGAAGCTGGTCACCATGGACGAGCTGCACGCGCATGAGGATCGCGGACTTTACGACGTGATGCGGTCCAGCCAAGGCCAGCAGATCAATCCGCTGTTCTGGCAGATCACCACGGCGGGCTTCAATCTGGAAGGCATCTGCTACGAACAGCGCAGCTTCGCGGTGAAGGTGCTGCAGGGCGAGATTGTTGCCGATCACTATTTCGGGATCATCTTCACGCTGGATCGCGGGATCGACTATTCGCCGCCGCGAAAGCAGGATGATGATCCTTACGACGAAGCCAACTGGATCAAGGCCAACCCGCTGCTGGGTTCGAATGACAGTCAGGCGCTGTGGATTTACTTGCGGAACCGCGCTACCGAAGCGCAGGCCGGTCAGGAAGGCGACTTCCTGACGAAGAACATGAACCAGTGGATGGGCGCGGCGCAGGCCTGGCTGAACGCGAAGAAGTGGACGGAGCGAGCCGATCCGGGATTGCGGCTGAAGCACTTTCGGGGGCTGGACTGTTATCTGGGCGTGGACCTTTCGGCGGTCAGCGACATCACGGCCATGTGCCTTGTCGCGCTCGATCCCGATGACCGTCTGCTGGTCAAGACGTGGTTCTTCGTTCCCGAAGCGGCGCTGGAACGGACCAGTCAGGCGGACCGTGAGAACGTCGAGCTTTACAAGAAATGGCGCGCCGCGCGGAAGCTCTACACCTGCAAGGACGACATGATCGACGTGGAGCAGGTGCGCCGCCATGCGGTGCGCATCGCCCGCGCGCTGGGCGTCAAGCGGATGACCGGGGATCAGTGGAATTCGCTGACCTTCGCATCGCAGGTGAACACGGAACTGCCCGGACAGGACGAACCTGTGGCGCAGATCATGGTGAAGACCGCCGCCAACGTCACCCCGGCGGCCAAGGATATCGAAGCCCGCGTCCACGCGACGAAGAAGGTCATGATCGCGCACGACGATAACCCGGTGATGAACTGGATGATCGGCAACGCGGTGGTGGATCGGCGGGTGAATGGTTCGCTGTTGCCGAAAAAGCCCAAGGCCATGAGCCGCCAGAAGATCGACGGAGTGGATGCCATGATCAACGCACGCGCCCCGATGATCATCCCCGGCGAGGCCAATGCGCCCGCCGAGCTGGACTACACGGGGCTGTAATGGATCTTCGCGGAACCATTGCCCGCTGGCTGGTGAGCACGGAACAGGCCAAGGGCGGCACGCCGTCTGGAAGCCCTGCAGCGTCCAGCGAGCTGGCCAGTCCGGAAAGCGCGACGTTCTGGGCGCTGTCCGGCACGTCGGGCGGAAGCCGGGTGGCAGTGAACGAACGGACCGCCATGTCGCTGCCCGCCGTTCTTCACGCGCTTGAAATCCTGACCGGCGTCTTCGCCATGACGCCCATGATCTACTATCGCCGCGAGGCGGACGGGAAGGTGCGCGCTGAGACTTCGCCGCTGTTCGCGCTGTTCCACGATCGCCCGAACGAAGCGCAGTCGATCTTCCTGTTCAAGGAAGTGATCCTCGGCGACATGCTGATGGCGGGCTGCTTCGCAAACTTCGTCCACCGCGACGGGATGTTCAGGCCGAAGGCGCTGTCCCGGCTTGACCCGCGCATGGTCCACCCGGCGAAGTTCTGGGATCGGGAAGACGGGCTCGAACTGTTCTATGACGCGCAGCTTCCCGATGGTTCGTCGGGCCGCTTCACGCGGACCGATATCTGGCACGTCCCCGGCTTCAGCCGCGACGGGCTTCTGGGCGTCAACCGGGTGCGGTTGCTGGACGACATGCTGGGCAGCGCGGTGGCGGCCGGCGAATATGCGCGCCACTTCTGGGAGAACAACGCCCAGCCCGCCACCCTGCTGAAGACGAAGGGGAAGGTGAAGCCGGAAGACAAGGCGCAGATCAAGTTCGATTGGAAGCGCATGTTCGGCGGCGCCCGGAAGGCCGGGGAAGTCGCGGTGCTTGATCAGGAAATGGACGCCACCACGCTGGGCGCTACCAACCGGGACAGCCAGTTCGTCGAAGTCCGCGCGTTCAACGTGGTGGAAGTCGCACGCGCCTTCGGCGTGCCGCCGCATCTGCTTTACGAGCTGTCGCGCGCGACATTCTCGAACATCGAACAGCAGTCGCTGGAATTCATCATGTATTCGATGATGCCGCATTACGAGCGGGTGGCCAGCGCCGCCACGCATTACTTCGCCGAGCCGGGCCACTTCTTCGAGTTCCTGCCCGATGCACTGCTGAAGGGTGACGTGAAGACCCGCTGGGAAGCCTACAAGGCCGCGCGCGAAACCGGCGCGATGAACGCTGACGAAATCCGCCGCCGGGAGAACCTGCAGCCGATCGGCGGGCGCGCGGGCGAAGACTACTGGCGCCCGGCGAACATGGCCGTTTCGGGCGAAGACAACCCGATGTCCGCACCGCCGGTGCCACCCGGACCAGAGGAAGACTGACCGATGAACCATCGCATTCTGGCTGCCATTCGCTCGCAGCCTTGGGCGATCATGCCCGAATATCTCGACGTGATCGAAGCCTTCGCGCTCCGTCAGTTCGACGCGGATGTGGTGATCGAGGTCGCCGCCGACGGTCACGAACAGCGGTTTGCCACCGCGCTGGCGCAAATGGGCGAGCGCGCCAGTGGCACGCAGCACGCCGCCTTCCGCGACGGGGTGGGCAGCTTGCCGATCTTCGGCCCGCTGATCCCGCGCGGGACAGGTCCAAATGCCAGTGCGCCGCTGGTATCCCTGGCGGCACTGGCTGCTGACTTCCGGGCTCTGGAAGCCGCGCCTGATGTGAAGAAAATCCTGCTGGTGTTTGACAGCCCCGGCGGGATGGTCACCGATGTGAACGCCTTTGCCCAGATGATCGCTGGGGCGAGCAAGCCTGTTTACGGCTTTGTCAGCGGTGACTGCTGTTCTGCGGCCTATTGGATCGGATCGCAGTGCCGGGAGCTGTCATCCGATCCTACAGCGCGTCTCGGCAACATTGGGGTCATGATGGGCGGAAGCGTCCAAGAGGCGCCCGATAGCGAGGGGCGGCGCGGGGTCAACGTCATCAGCTCCAACGCGCCGCTGAAGCGCGTCGATCTCGCCACCGAAGAAGGTCAGGCCAGCATCAGGGCGATGCTGGACGGGATCGAGGAAGTCTTCTTGCAAGCTGTTGCCCGTGGGCGGAAGGTGCCTGTTTCGACCGTGAAACAGGACTTCGGTCAGGGCGCACCCATGTCCGCGAAGCAGGCGAAGTCCGCCGGACTGATCGACCGGATCGAGGCCAACGGCCTCGCCGGGGCGCTCAGCCGTCTGGCTTCCCCGGTCCGAACGGCAACGCCAAGGCGAGCGGCTGCGGCACACCAACTGGCGCACATCCGCGCTCAATCCCTCAAGTAAAGGAGTGAAGACTATGCGCATTTCCGCGCTGAAGCAGTCGCTGGCGGCAATCGTGGCCAGCATGGAAGGCATCATCACCGGTGCCTTCGAAACGATCACCGGCGAAGATGGCGTTGAAGCTACCAGCCCCCGCGATCTGACCGCCGAAGAACAGGCGCAGTTCGACGCGCTGAAGACCAAGGCCACCGGCCTGCAGGCGCAGATCGCCCGCGAAGAACAGGTGCTGGCGCTGAAGGCGTCGGCGGCTTCGCCGGTGATCATCCCCGGCGGCGGCGTGGGCACCGTGCCGGCCGCGCCCAAGGAACAGGTGCAGCCGGGCATCATGATGGCCCGGATCGCGCAGTCCTTCGTGATCGGTGGCGGCGATCAGCGCGCCATGGCCCACGCTGCCGAACAGCTCTACGGTTCGGAAATGGGGCAGATCGTCGCCAACATGGAACAGGCGACGAACACGAAGGGCGGGTTCCTGGTGGATACCGCCTATTCGTCGGACTTTATCGACATCCTGCGCCCGCGCGTGGTGATCCGTCGCATGGGTGCGCGCACCGTGCCCATGCCGGACGGCAACCTGACCACGCGCCGGAAGACCGGCGGCACCACGGCGGGCTACATCGGCGAGCGCGTGCCCGCGCCTGTCACCGCCGCCACCGTGGGGCAGATCACCATGTCGGCGAAGCGCCTGGCGGCGATCGTCCCGATCACGAACCAGCTCATTCGCCGGGCCTCGCTGAACGTGCAGATGATGATCCGGGACGATCTGGTCGAAGGTGTTTCGGTCAAGGAAGACCAGCAGTTCCTGCGCGGCGCGGGTTCGGCCACCGCGCCCACCGGCCTTCGCAACCTGATCGCCGCCGGGAACGTCATCGCCGCCAACGCGACGGTGAACCTGGTGAACGTCACGAACGATCTGGGCAAGCTGCGGCTGGCGGTGCTGAACGCCAACATCCCGATGACGCAGTGCGGTTACATCATGAGCGCCCGCACCATGCTGTTCCTGGAAAACCTGCGGGACGGCAACGGGAACAAGGCCTTCCCGGAAGTCGCCGAAGGGCGGCTGGGGATGTATCCGATCGGCGTCACCACGTCGGTTCCGGACAACCTCGGCGCGGGCACGAACCAGTCGGAAATCTACTTCGGCGACTTTGCCCAGTTCATGATCGGCGACACCGAACAGGTGGCGATCGCGGCTTCGGACACTGCGGCCTATGACGACGGCGGCACGATCCGCGCGGCGTTCAGCAATGACGAAACCGTGATCCGCGTCATCACCGAACACGACACGCAGATGCGCTACGACACCGCCTTCGCTGTCCTGACCGGCGTCACCTGGGCGATGTGATCCTGATCCGGTGGGGCCGGGCCACGCGCCCGCGCCCCGCTGGTGACCTTCCAACAATTCAAGGGGAAATCCCATGACCATGAAGACCGTCAAGTTCCTGATGCCCTACACCGTGGGCGCGCTCTACAATGAAGGCGAAATCGCAGGGTTCGACGAAGCGATCGCCAAGGACCTGATCGAACGCGAAATCGCCGAGCCGGTGAAGGCCGCGAAGTCGGACGCCAAGGAAGACGCGGCGGCGAAGAAGGCCGCTGAAGAAGCCGCCAAGGCCGCGAACGGCGGCGGGGCGAGCTGACGCCCGCGCCTCTGATCCTCTCTCCCCCCTGCGCCCGCTGGTCAAACCGTCCCTGACCGGCGGGCGCACCTTTTCTTCCGAAGGGGTCTTCCATGACGATCACGACGCGCGATCAGATCATTGCCGCGCTGGCCAACAACTTCAGCCCGTTCGTGCTGGACAAGGCGGCGATTGGTTCGCAGGTGGGCGGGCAGTATGCTTCCATGTGGCGCGCCACCGGCACGCCGGGGCAGGGGGCTATCCCCGGCGCGGCGGAAGTGTGCACGAAGGCAATGGTGGGGGCGCTGCCCTTTGCCAATCAGACGCCGCCAAACCAAAGCGTTATGGCCTCGCTCTGGACCGTTTCCAATTTGGGCGGCGCAACGCTCGAACTGCACGATCGGGTGGCGCACATGGGCGGGCTGAACCTGACCCTGACCACGCCCCAGACGGTGGGCGTGGACGTTCAGACGCTGGCCGTTCCCGCCGCGCGGATCGGGGCCGCGAACTTCTCCGAACTGCAATGGTGGTATGAAGTCTATACCGCCGGGGGCGCGACGGCTTCGAACGCCACCTTCAACGTCACCTTCGACGACGGATCGACCGGCAACCTTGCCACGCTCGCCGTGGGCGGGACGCTGGCGGCAAGCCGCCTGTTTTCGCTGGATGCGCTGCGCACCCCCGCACAGCAGGGGCGCTTCATCCGGGGCGTCAATTCGGTCACCCTGTCGGCTTCGACCGGCACGGCGGGGAACGCCGGGATCACCGTCACGCACGCATTGGCGCCGCCGCAACCCAGCGTTCTTGCAAACCTCGCCAACACTGCGGACTGGGCGCAGCTAGGGCTGCCCGTCGTTCCGAATGACGCCTGTCTGTTTCCGATCATCCTTCCGCCTTCCACGTCCACCGGCACGCTGCGCGCGGGCGGGAAGATCATCCACGGCTAGAGAGGCGAAAGACCATGAGCCAGATCGACAACTTCAACGGGGTCGAAGGGGACACGCTGATCGCGTCGTCTATCAATCCCTACGCGATCGTGCCGCACGACACGGACCCGCTGCCCGTAGTGCCCAAGGCAATCTACGTGGGCACCGGCGGGGACGTGGTGCTGCGCGGGATCGGTTCCGATCAGGACGTGACGTTCCGGAATGTGCCCGCCGGGCTCGATCTGATGGTCCGCGCCTCGCACGTCCGGGCCACCGGGACCACTGCCAGCGATCTTGTCGCCTACGCCTGATCGCCCCCAGCTCCACCATCCAGTGAAGGTTTCACCATGAGCCAGATCGACAACTTCAACGGACCTGCAGGCGACATGCTGATCGGGTCCAGCGTCAACCCCTACGCGATCACCCCGGACGACGAAGACCCGCTGCCCGTGGTGCCCAAGGCAATCTACGTCGGCGCCAGCGGGGACATCGTGGTGCGCGGGATCGGCGCGGCGCAGGATGTTACCTTCCGGAACTGCCTTGCCGGGATGACCCTTGCGATCCGCGTTTCGCACGTCCGGGCCACCGGAACGACCGCCGCCGATCTTGTCGCCCTGGCCTGATCATGCCGCCTGCCACGCCCGCCGATCAGGCGAAGGCGCAGAAGCTGGCCAACTATGACCGCCAGATCGAACGGCTGCAGCGCAAGCTGGACAAGCTGGTCGAACACCGGATGAACTTCGTCGCGGACTGGGGCGCGCTTGGCGCGGCGCAGCATCTGCCGGCCGAATTCAACCCGCTGCGCGCCGTCGAAGCGTGGCTGATCGAACACGGCGTCAAGCCCGCCGTCTTCGGGCGGCGCTACTTCAATGATCCGCGCTTCGTGTTCGATCTGCGCAAGGGCCGCAAGCTCAACGCGCTGAACCAGCGCAAGGTCCGGCTGATCACCAGCAAGCCGCCACGGGAGAGCTGACCATGCCGGACGGGCTTTCCGCGACTTTCGGCAGTGGCCATTCCGGCCTGCCACAGAACTTCGAGCTGGCGGCGGGCGCCGGGCTGATCCTGAAGGTGACCGTGTTCGACGAAGCCGGGGAGCCCGTGCCGCTGGCGGGCACGTCGGCGATCGTCTGGCGGCTGGCGCGCGATGCGCGCAGCCCGGCGGCGCTGACCATGGCACTGGGAAGCGGCGTCACCATCCTGACCGATCAGGCCGGGACAGGGCAGGCGAATTGCGGGCGCGTGAACGTCACGATCACGCCCACGGACAGCGCCGCCCTGGTGGGCGAATATGTCCACGAATGCCGCCTGACGGACGCCGCCGGGCAGGTGACACGGATCTTCTACGGGCGCGGGTTTGTCTCGCGCGCATTGGCCTGACGGGAGCCCCAAGGGGAGTAGGCATCATGAGGCAGGGAACCATCGTCACGGTGCGCCCGCAAGGCCACCCGCTGTCCGTGTTCGAGGCCAAGCGGCAACTTTGCATCGAGGCCGAAGACACGGATCAGGACGATCACGTCGCCAGTCTGTGCGCCGCCGCGCATTCCCACATCGAACGGGAGCTGGGCTATCCGATCCTGCGCCAGACGCGGGAGACGCACCTATCCTGCTTTCCGTGCGGGCCGATCTGGCTGGGCAGCGGCGACGGGCTGACCGTGTTGCAGCTTCGCTACGCCGACACGGCGGGCGTGGTGCAGGTGATGCCTGCGAACGGCTATGCGGTGGACGCCGTGTCGCGGATCGCCAAGGTGTGGCCCACGGCAAGCACCACGTGGCCTTCCACGTCGGCGCGCCCCAGCGCGGTGGTGGTGGAATGGCAGGCGGGCTGGCCTTCGCCGGCCGATGTCCCGGACGATCTGCTTCACGCCATGAAGCTGCTGGTGGGGCACTGGGACC